TTCGTGGCACCGGCACTCACACTTTCCATTCATTAAAAACGGACCTATTCCAGTACGACCGACACATTCTGAATGGCGGCTCTCAAAACATTGGAAGCTCAAAGCGGGCACTTCCCTGCCAGATACGCCCACCACAATTTTTGCTTTGAGTGGGCCGCCGGATTTTCTATTTGCTCGGTTATGGACGGAATACTTAGCCATGGCTCACTCCCACTTGCTGCCATTTTGAAGATACAGCGAGCGTAGGTTGTTATAGGGACGGGTCGGGATAGCGTTCGCATCCTGCTTCACTTGGGATTGCGCCATTGCGACGCCATTGCTTGTGCGATACCCGCATACGTCCTGCTCCTGTTTTTCCACCCATCCGCTCCTGGCAGCATTCGGTGTATTTTCGCTTCTCTTCCTTCGACTATCTTTGTCGGCGTTAACTTCGGCAAACCTTCAAGCCATAAGCACGTTGTCTTTGTCTCCCCATGCCCAAATTGCCACGGTTGGATAATTTGGTCAGGCTTCCTGATTTGACTCGAAATAATACTGACTGGGTTTTCTACGCACTTCATAGCTATTGGTGCTGCAAATATGGCTCGCACAAAGTCCAACGCTTCTTTCTGCTCTTTCCGCTTATCCTTGAACCACCTTGCTCCACTAACAGCTAGGTGTGTGCATGGTGGGTGGGCAATCAAAATGTCCCAGCGGTTGTCCATCCAATTTCTCGCATCCCCGATTATGTGGTGCTCATTTTCTGACTCACTCGCCAGTAGGTCACAAGACCAGGCATCTACGCCCCTTGCTCTAAATGCGTCCCGCACTATGCCCGAAAATTCACACACGACTAGCACTCGCAATCCCATATCCCTCAGTTTTTCACTAGAATTACACTTTTTCATAATAGTCTCATATCGAGTACGCACCTAAGTGACGCTTTGTGGGGTGCCCAGTAGCACGACTTACGTGGAAATGCCCGTGGGAATAGCCTCCCAAAGTCATCCACGGGCCTTGGCGATTGCGTCGCTAACCTGATTGTAAACATCGGTAGTCCATTGAGGTGCCCCGCAACCTATCCATGATCCCAACTCAATTTGCGCTTTTTTCAATGCATCGAGCATCTCAGGCGCTGCCGCAATTAGACGGGCGTTGGCCTGACATTCTTCGACCGTGTTGGTCCCGTCATCCAGCAAAAAACAACCCGTAAATGCAATTGGGCTACGGCAACTACCATCACTGTTACCTGAGTTCTTTTGATACACGGTGCAATTATTGAAAAGCCAAGGCCCCTGTGAATGTTTCATGTCAAACCTCCTTAATTTCTAGCCGTTTTCGGGCTGTACCCTTAACATCGCATAGTGGGTATTCATTTTCTTTCCTTGGAGCCTGCGCATTGTTTGGTCATGAATGACTCACAATAGAAAATCTGAAATAAAGCCAACCCCATGCCTTGTAACGTGTCGTAGCGAAGTCGTGCCATCCGGGTGATTCTTGGCCCTCATCCATCACGCCAGGAATCCAGCCAGCCCACTCTAATCGTGAAAATCTAAGCATATACTCTTTCATCTCATCCTCCTTGGCTTGGCGATTGCGTCGCTAACCTGATTGTAAACATCTGAGGCTTGTCCAATGGCTACAGGTAAGCCGAACCACAGGCGGAGCGGTTGCGCAGCAGAGTGAGCCGTGTTTCCGTGGCCCGGCAACGCGAGTGTCATGTAAACTCCTCTGGCAGATCAAATGAGCAAAGCATTATGCGGATAGGACCAATTTGAATACGCGTCGATTCCATTTCGCAACGATACTCACCGGCGAGAGTGCGGAAGGACGCTTCCCAACTCTTGCCCACATAAAAAAATTTATCCGACTTGTCCCATCGAGGGCACCATCGGATGCTAATTGGCTTAATTCTTACAGAAACCTGTTTCATTTGCGTTCACTCCTTAATTTCTAGCGTTGTCCGGGCTGTACCCTCCGTGTTTCCTTAAGCGGTGAACGCAGGGATGCCTAAAAGACTTCTTTTATTTTATTCTTTAGCGATCCCCGCCTGTAAACTCTCTCTATTCCCCATTTGGCTGGGTATTCCGAGAATTCTAACAAGAGTCTGAACGACAAAGGGTCTTGTCTTGAGTCGGTCGCAGAGCCAGATCCCCGGAATGCGTGCCTACCGTTTCAAACTCTCTCGTGTTTCCTTGAAGGGAGCCACGCCGTCAGCCTCTAGATGCTAGATCGAGGGTTTTCTCATCCAGCTATGCTACTCGTACACTCGAGGAGTCCCGCCAAGGACCAGATCAACTATTTGCAAACGTCCGCAAGTTGACCCTGTATGCGCTCTAGAAACACACCGATTAAATTTATATTGCAGACCGCATTGATTCATGCGAAAGACGGACCCGCAAGTCTGTAATATTTATTTATTCGTTTTGTAGACCCCTTGAAGTAAAATCTCAAGGGGTTTTTTATTCATCTGGCAATCTAGGTCGTTTGGATCTACAGGTCACACAAAACCAACTATCTGAGCCGTCTTTTTCTTTGAACTTACTGGCCATCATTGGTCTCTCGCAGCAAATTGGGCCTGCGGAAGTCTGACCCGGTAGTGGCGACGCCGCCGGTGCCCCGTTTGGTTGGGATATGACATCTGGTTTTGACCTATGCATTGCGGCCTCGCCGTCGTCGTCTACCTGCACTATGCCAGTGATGGCTGCGAGCGCATAGCGTCTTGCATATGTCAGCGCAGACCCGACTGCCTGCGGGTCGTTTTTTACGGGATTGAGTGGGTAATAGCCCCTGATCCACTGCCCGGAGGAGTGAGCCAACGTAGTGATGACAACAGTTATTCCATCTTTAAAATCGGTTGTCTGAATCACGCATAGCTTATTTTCGGTGAGCGGTTCTCGCAGGGCGGACCAAACGCTTTCAAGATCCGCGTACTTGCTCTTAAAAAAAGGATTAGAACTATCCTTAAGCGCAGCCATAGCTTTAGACTGCGCGTTGCTTAGGGCTAAAGCTAGGTGGTTTATTTCCGGTGTTTGACTCATTGTTGACTCCTTTTGTTTGCAAAAGATCGTAGCGCCTGACTGGGTCTCAATTCGGCCCCGGCAATCTTTTTGCCCGATTTTAAGTCTTTCTTGATGCGTTCTCGGTCGGGACTATAGGTCACAAGCATGTACTCTTTATCTAGCCGCGACTCATCAATGACCAGCGCCGGAGTCGATGTAGACAGAACAAACCGGGAATCAACCCCCCGGATCTCGGTTGCCCCCAGGGCGCACAAGGATTGCTTTATGGCGTCCTTGAGGCGGTCTTTGAGGGCGCCATGGCCCCGCGCTATCTTTGCGTAGTAATCGGCTTTAGCTTTGTAATAGGCCGACTCTAAGTCGAGCCGATCGAGCACGACTTGATAACCATCAATCTTGGCCGGAATGCTTATGTCAAGGTGAGCAACAAGAGCCTCTAACTCTGGAGTTAGTTCTCCACCGCTTTCGGCCAGGGCCTGACTGAGTGCATTAGCCTGCTGTACTAACGAGTACAATGATTCTTTGGTGGTCATGTTCATGCACCCTCTTCATAATAGTCGTGTTCAATTTCAACATCTCTGCTCTGATAGAAGCAAATGCGGTCATCTAAAACTTCCTCTAAAGAATAGACCGAAGCAGTACCATAAACGAGTTTACTAGAGATGTAAGAGTTAATGGCATTAGCTAAAATCGTATCCATTGCCATTGATTCAATAATTTCCACGTTGTCCATTTTTCTAGTATTCATTTTACTGTCACTTTCTTGGGCCGACCGCCCAGTTTCCCATTTTTTTTTGATGCCGCAGACTTTGCCTTGCTTTTAACTCTACCGCCAATCTTACCCAGTGCTACCGCCGCTTTGTGTATTTTCATGAATGCCATTTATCCAAACCGGTTAGGTTTTGCAATATAAAAATAGGCAATAAATAAACAAAAAGTATCAATATAAAAATGGTGCTTCCGGCGTGAATTGAACACGCGACAACCGCAATGGGTATACCCTGTGTGGTGCTCTACCGCTGAGCTACGGAAGCACTTATGAAACTATCAGGGTAAAAGAGTCTATTCCCGACAGCATCAACATAAACTCGGAGAACGCCTCTCTGCTGCACGTAATCATGTCACCCTGCCGCTCTTTTCCTACTAAAACACAGCCGGCAGAATTAGAGTCATAGTTGCCGACATGAAAAAGCAGGTTAGTATGGCCGATTACGCCCGTAATCTCGAATGTTTCGAATGGGCAAGACATTCCTTCTAGTTGGTGCATTCCCCGAACACACTGAAAGGATCCGCAAGGAATTTTAGGGACACAGTTATAAGAGTGTTCTAAAGTCTGAAACAATAACCCTCCAGAATCAGAATGTAGTTCACTAAAAATGCCGTCTGGAGACAAGTCAATCCTAATTAGATGTAGGACCATTGTCGGCCTTCTTTCTAGAATTAGGGTCTACATGCCAAGATGCCCACACGGCGAGCAGTGGCCCTAGCCAGGACCGCAATTCTTTAATCAGCTCTAGGATGAATGTTTGGGTTGATGTCATGCAGCCCCGCAAAGACTTGCTGTATGGCTTGAGTTGTGGGATAATCGCAACTTGCAACAGAGCATAGTTCCTCAATTTCTTCCTTAAAATCGCCTACAGCATTTGCATCCATGCAGAACATGCCTTCCCTCATCCTATCCCAAGAGTCTTTAGAAATCCAATTACTACCAGAGGTAAGCAATTTTGCATGGACAGCTCCTGCCGAACCCGCATCAACATAAACGTCTTCGTCTTTAATTTGGACTGCACAACTAGGTAGTAGTAGAACCGTCGTAATTGACCATGGCAGCAGATGCAGCCAAGAAATCCGCCTGGGCTTTAGATAGAGCATTAGAGTCTCCGGACGCCTGTGCTGCTTTCAGTGCTGCTAATGCGTCGTTAAAGTTAGATTCTTCTTTGGAGATTTGGAAATCTATCACGGTAAACGTGACAACTTCCGCAACCCCTTTGATCACGTATTCCGCAAAAAAGCTGATAATGAATTGAATGAGTTGCTTTAGTCCGGGCATCGCGAGTGGAGGGTAATCGGCGAACAAAAGATTTTCACCAATTGCAATGCCGGTATTAATTGCCCCAGTAGTGATGTTTACGCCCGTTTGGGCGGCTAGATTTGAGACAGGATTAGGTTGGTTCACTACCGGGGCATCGGTCATATATTAAAGAGTTGCCAATTTTGCAAGTTCCGCCTTCACGGTTGAATCCAGCATCGCAACAATCTGAGTTTCCAGAATCTGGATCTCAGGACTGCCAGACTTCGCAGCGGCAGCAATAGCTGGGAGCAAGGTACCGGACCAAAGAGTCAACAGCAGGGGGGATGCGATGGGCAAAAGGGCTTGTTCAAGTTGAGTAAGATTCATTTCAATTCTCCTTAAGTTTGTTGTTGCAATTAAAAGGAAGAATACTATCGTCAGCTCAAAAGACAACAAAAGTTTGTCTAGGAGAAAAAAATGAAGAAAATTGTGTTTAAAGACGACGCTACTTATTTGCCAGTAACCATGGATCAGTTTCAGGATTTGACCAATGAGATCCTGACAGAAATTAATAAAGTTTGCTCGCCCCATGCCCTGGACGGGGATTACTGCGCCCAAATCCTTATGTCTGCTATTCATGCTTACGATCACAAGGTGGGACGGGTGTCTAAAATCGAGCTATTTAGTTCCTGCATTAACCGAATTAGTTGCCACGTGACCTATCACTCGGTTCAGGAAATTCAAAAACGCCTAAAGGTAGCACAAGAAATCGGTTGTGGATCAGCCGAAGAACCCACTTCAAATGTTGTGTCTATTGAACAAGAGAATGCAGAATCCATTTGAAACGCCTGATTTCTTATCCCTGCAGCGCAAATGGTACGAAATACTAAAGAATAACGGATTTGAAGATCAGGAAAGCGCAGACTACACAGATAGGCCACTAAAAAAATGGAGTGGATCATCCTGGGTATATTCAGAAATGCATCAACCCCCTGGAGTTATGGCCGTCTCAAGTCTGCCTCAGTCCATCTTTAAAGAAGAAGAGCATTTTCAAAACCACCCAGAATTTGATGAAATATGCTCAAGCCTGTGTAAGCATGGAAATAGTAGGCTAAATCCTGTATTAGTTAAGGCCATATGGCAAGACTACTGCGAAGGCAGGTCTACCCGGGAGTCTGAGCGGAGCCATATGGTAAGCGACACCGCCGTTTTTAGAGTTATTAAAACCATAACCGAATGGATGAACATCGTGGATACAAGGGAAAAAGAGCCAAGCGATGAGACTGTAATCGTAATTAGGCCATTTGATAGGTCTCCAAAGCCACGATCAGACACCGCCATGATATACTCTACGTGGAGAAATTCTCTTTGGTATGACAAATCCAGAGACGAGAGAAAATCTGCAGAATTTTATACATTTAAAACCAAAGAGATTAAATCTATTCTAGGAGACCACGACACAACCGTTTTAATTGCATGCGACAAGTTGGATCCGGACTTTATCGCCGGATATGCGGTAATTAGGGGAACGAATCTAGAGTTTGTATACGTTAAGATTGATTATCGCAAAAAGGGCATAGCCAAGCTATTAACCAAGAAATGTAAAACCGTAAGCGCACCCATGACAAAGATTGGTAGAAAGATCGTAGAGCTGTGCAATATAAGGGTTTATAAGGAGAATTATGGAACAGGTACAAAAGAAGAAGCCAGGTCCGAAGCCAATATCAGCACTTGAGCGCTCTTTCGAAGACGGAATTAAGTGTTGGTACGCCAGATTCCAGGCCCCAGTCTCTCCGGGGATTAATATGGAGCCGGTATATGAGTTTTACGTAAGGCATCCAGCCGAAAATATAATGCCCCACAGCCCAAAAAACAAATACACTGTAGACGCAATGAGTCACAACGAGCACACCATGTACTGGAAGCTGGGCGGTTTAATTCAAGAAACACCATGGGTTAACGTTCAGTGGGCACGACCTATTGTGTCATATAACTAAGTGAATTTAAGATGAGCCATCCAAATAGCCTTAAAAATCTTAGACCCATTCAAAAAGGGGAAATAAGAAACCCTAATGGACCGTTTGTGGCGCTGCCCGCCGAATTAAGGGCAGCTAGACGTACCAACATGGCATCCCTTATCCGCCTAATACACCTTTATGCTGGGATGACAGATGAGCAAGCCAAGCAACGTCTACATGGTCCAGAGGCTTTGCAGCTAGAGGAGATGATCCAAGGACAGATTCTTAAAGCAAAAGAAGGGGACTCACGGGCCTTCCAGTTTATAATAGAAGTAATGTGCGGAAAGATACCAGAAACCGACGACATAAAGACTGCAGATACCATGTCTCCCGAAGAAAAGATTAGTTACATGAAACGGGCAGTTGCCGTTTTGGAGTCTCAGATTGCTAATGGAGCTACACCCAGAGACAACGAATAGTCTTCTTGACGATGCGATTGCCCTATTATCCGGAGATAGTTACGCCCTGGGTGTATATGAATCCGCTTTCCCACAGCAGCAGCAGGTCATAGACGACCCATCAAGATTAAAGGCGATCCACTGTACCAGAAGAGCGGCGAAGTCTTTTACTGCCGGACTTTACATGGTACTTACGGCACTTCGATTCCCTGGATGTAACTGCCTTTTTGTTGGCCTTACTAGACAATCTGCGCTTGATATTATCATGAAGGATATTCTCAAGGTTATCGATCGAACGCATCAACTCGGAATTCATGTTAACAATAAGAGTCTCGATTGCACTTTCCCAAACGGATCTGTAATTCGAATCACAGGCGTTGATGTTAGTGAAGACGAGATGAATAAACTTCTTGGAAAGAAATACAAACTCGTTTGTATCGACGAATCTAGCCTTTATACAGTTAATCTTGCTCATTTGGTTTACGATATCCTTGGTCCAGCTATGGCTGACGAAAGTGGCACCATTGCTCTGTTTGGTACAAGCTCTAATTTCACTCAAGGGCTTTTTTTTGACATAACAAATGGAAAAGAACAAGGCTGGTCTATTCACCGATGGTCGGCGCACGAAAACCCACATATTGACTGGAAAGCACAGCTAGATGAAATTGCTAAAAATAGGCCTCTCTATATGGAGACACCTCAATTTAGGCAGTGGTATCTTAATGAGTGGGTAATCGAGACGGACAAACTGGTTTATAAGTTTAATCCAGACAGAAACCTGTTTAGGGATTTGCCCTATCCACATTCGAAAGGGTGGCACTATGTGCTGTCATGCGACTTGGGTTGGGAGGATGATACTGCAATAGTCCTTTCCGCCTATCACGATAATGATCCCACATTCTGGGTCATTAAAACGTTCAAGCAAAAGCATATGACGTTCGATGCAGTAGAGACAAAGCTTCTCACTTTCCTTTCCGATCCAAAATATCCAGTTAACAGCGTGATCATTGATGGCGCCAACAAGCAGGGCGTTGAGACTATGACGATGCGTTCCAATATCTATTTCGAATATGCTGATAAGCTTGGTAAGGCTGATCACATCGAGATTTGTAACGGTGACCTGATACAGGGGAATGTTAAACTGCATCAAGATTGCCATGATTTAGTAGATGAGATGATGGCGCTAGTTTGGAAAACGTCTGGAGACAAGATCGTCTATCCCAAAAAGGAACATCCCAACCTTCCAAACCATCTTTGTGATGCATTTTTGTATGGATGGTTTAATGGGTATCACTTTCTTTCAACTCCTGCAAAAAAGGCACTTACTCCTGGGACTCCGGAATACATCAAAGAACAGGAAGATTTGCATAAGCAGGCCATTATGGATAAGATCAAGCGAGACCAGGCCACGAACAATCCAAACGGATCCGGCAGGACATGGGTTAATAATGCGGATGGATCGGCCATCTGGAATAACTGGTAGAGTTGGGAAGTAGCTCAGTTGGTAGAGCTGGCGGCTGTTAACCGCACGGTCGCATGTTCGAGTCATGCCTTCCCAGCCAATTTCCGAAGCAGCTCCACATCATTGTGAACCTTCCATTTTTAAAGACTAGAGAAGTCCCAAAGCTTCGCCGCATGTCTGGGATATCTAAATACGGCTTCTCAGAAGATGACGATCTTATTGAGAATTCCTTAGATGAACTTATTTCGGCGCTAGAATCAAAGGATCACAAATCATTCGTGCAGGCGCTTAAGGCGCTAATTCAATGCGTCAAAAATAAAGAGGAAAGCAATGCCGCTGATTCATTCAAAGAAGCCTAAGGCTTTTAGCCATAATGTAGAGACCGAAATGAAGGCTGGGAAGCCACAAAAGCAGGCGGTTGCTATCGCTTACAACATGGCTGGCGAACACAAGGCAGAGGGTGGCTGTGTTGGCTCTACTTGTAAGGGTTGCTCAGATCCAGCATGCTATTCCGAAGGTGGATCTGTAGACAGCTGGACAAAGAGAGAAGACAACGAAAAGGGAATTAATAAGTCGATTTCTCATGGTGCTCCTGGAATGAGCAGCGCAGGAATGTTTGTTCGTCAGGGCAAGGACAGCGGAGATGACGGACGGGAAGCCGCCAAGCTTGCTCATGCGCGTACTTTAAAAGAAATGCGGTCCATGCCTAAGCCAAGTCTTATGGCAGGTGGTGGAGAAGTCCATGAAGACGCAGAACAAGACAAAGAACTTATTGATGATGAGATCCATAGCATGCTCGGCGAAGAGCTGATGGCTGCAATTGATCAAAAAGATCGTAAAAGAATCATGGAAGGTATCGAGGCAATCGTACTTTCTTGTTTAAATAAGGAGTAATCATGTTTGAAGCTAAGGCGCTCAGTGCCGCAATTCGTAAACGCAAAAGAGAATCACTTCGTCCTGATATGGATTATGCCGGTCAAGAAGCGGTTGATCCAAATGTTGCTTTTGAAGAGAAGCAAGATGTGGAAGTTAATCAAGCACTTGGAGAACCAGACCATGAATCTCCCACGGATACTGAAATGGGCGAAGATGAGTCTAGCCAGGACGTTGAACAGCTTAAAAAATCAATCGTTCGAATTAAGAAGTATTTCGACGCATTATGAATGCTGTAGAAACTCTTGAAATACTTCGGGAGTTAAAACGCTCCGGAGCGGTACACTTTAAATCATCAGAATTTGAAGTCCAGTTTACTTCTGTGTCCTCTGAGCAATTACCTCTCAATTCTACGGTGCATGTGCCAGCTCCAACTCCTACACTTTCTGACGCTCCAGTAGCCAATGAAGAAGCAACTGAGAAGCTAAAGGGATTGATTAATACCCTGAGGATGGATGATTCAAAGCTTTTAGATACTATTTTTCCAGCAGGAGCCGGGGGATAATCCATGGGGTTCACGACAAGCCCGGTTGAAGTAGCTAAGATGGCTAAGGACAAGATTATTGATCCCAGAGATCGTAAGACCTTGCCCAAAGAACAAAACTATTACCAATGGTGGTTAGCGCGTGATGACAAAGAATTGCTTGCCCAACTTCTTTCAACAACTGCGTTTCTTAAAAATTTCCATTCGGCGCGGATACGACAAGCTTCTATGTACTCACGGCTATTTAGTGGCAAGCCTCTTTATAACTATTTGGCTTCTACTTCTACTTTGGACAATTCGCAACAGATGCCGATTGGACGACCGACCGCCAATGTCGTATATTCATGTATCGACACCCTCACCTCAAAGATTACACAGGATAAACCTAGACCTGTTTTCCTCACTAACGCAGGAAATTACAAGGAACGAAAGATAGCCAAAGAGCTGAACAATTTTATTATGGGCGAGTTTTATAGGTGCAAGGCCTATGAACTCGGAGCGGAAGCGTTCAGAGACTGTGCTCAGCTTGGAAATGGTTTTATTAAGGTGATCGAAAAAGACGAAAAGGTTGAACTAGAGAGAACATTGGAGACAGAACTACTTGTAGATTTTAACGATGCCTATTACCGCAAACCGCGTGCTTTGATTCAAACAAAGCTGTGCGATCGTGGAGTTATGTCAGAAGAATTTCCGAAAGAATCAGAAAAAATATACGCATCTCAGGGTGGAACGGTAGACAGTTCGCCGCAATCGACTGACACGGTATCTGACCAGTTTATTGTTAGCGAAGGCTGGCACCTTCCTAGTGGTAAAATGGCCAAGGACGGTCGGCACGTCATCGTTTGCAGCGAGGGAGTGTTGCTTGATGAACCCTGGGAAAAATCATATTTTCCATTTGCAAAGCTTGATTATAACCAAAACACAGTAGGTTGGTTTGCTCAGGGTTTGGCAGAAATCCTATTTCCTGGTCAAATGGAAATCTACAAAATGCTGATAATTGCATCCCAATGCATTGAAATGGTCGGTGTTCCTAAAATTATCATTTCTGAGTTGTCTAAGGTTTTAGAGACCGCATTTAACAACAACGTTGCCTCTATCATCAAAGTAAAAACGATGGCAGAAGCGCCTCAGTTTGTTAATGCAACGTGCAACAATCAAGAGATATACGATTACATCAAGTGGTTGATTGAAAATGCTTATCAAATGTCTGGTGTATCTCAGCTTAGTGCGGCCTCACAGAAGCAGGCCGGTCTAAATTCAGGTGAAGCACTTCGCACGATGCAGAACGTTGAAAGCGATAGGTTTGCTGCCCTTCAGAGACGATACCAGAATTTCTATCCTGATCTTGCTTACATAATGATCGACAAGGCATGCGACATTTATCAGAGGACTGGATCTTATACCACTGTATATCTAGGAAAAAATGGGACTGAAGAAGTTGATCTACCTATTGTAGGTGGAGTTTTAAAAGACACTTATGTTATTCAATGTTTTGATGAATCTTCGCTCCCACGCGATCCCGCAGGTCGTCAGGCAAAGCTTTCAGAGATGCTAGCGGCAGGCGAGATAACCAATCAAGAATTTCGTCGGTTATCAAACTTTCCCGATCTTGAGCAGTCGGACCAGCTCGCATTAGCCTTAGAAGAGCGTATTTTGCACGATCTTGATAATATTGTTGAAAATGGGAAATCTGGATTCTCCGCACCGGATGAATTTATCCTTGATCCAACCGATCTTGCAACTACTCTAACCGTTCAAACTATCAATAAATATGCAGTAACTGA